TTTTTCTACTTGGTGTATAGGTATTTTTAAATAATCGGCTAGTTGGACTATTGCATTATAGTCATAGTCGTTAGCTATTTTTTTTTAATATCTTCTTTTGTAGGTGTGAGCATTAACCAAGTCGCAAGTTCTGCAACTAAGTCGGGGTCTGCTCTTTTCATTAGATGTTGTTTGTGTTCCAGGTTAAATAAATTTTTACCTTGCTCATCTAACGCTAATTCTATTAATACATATGCCAACCCTGTAATAGTATCGGCTTCCATTTTCTTTAACAATCTACCTTTTTTTTCTAATGTTAAAGGCTCTTTATAAATTGTTAAATCCCAATCTTCAAAGTATTTGCTTTCGCCTGTACTTAAAGTATTAAAATGATCTTTAATCTTATCAATAGCTGACATATGTATTTTTTATCCTAATTAGTATTAATTGTCAAATTATACTGTTGCTCTTGTTATAGCACCATTTATTTGACAAGAAATTGATAGTCTAATTATATCGTCCATAGTTACTGCAACTGAGTTACCTGTTACGATTGCAGGAACAGAATAATAGAAATCTCCACTATCTGAACCCTCAGGGTAAAGTAGTAAAGTTACACCTGTTGCTTCTTGTAGAACTATCTGACCATTAGAGTCGGTTTCGTCCCACATACATTCAACTGTTACTGAGCCACTTTTTCTACTCGTTTCGTATGTTTTATTTGTATCAGATAATTGAGTTGATTCAATTACATCTGCTGTTGTTTCTAGCGTAAAGCCTGTTACTTCTGCTACTGTGTTAGAGCCAATTTTTATAACTCCTGCTGAGCCTGTATGTACTGCCATTTTATTCTCCTTGTTCTTCTGTTATTTTAGTTGATTTTTTTTTGGGTTTTGCAGATTCAGTAAGCCAACCTTGCTGTGCATACTCATCTACTTGGTTATCCCAAACCTCAATAGTATCTCCGTCTTTATTTTGGAGTTTTATTTTTTTTGCCATATTTTCTCCCTGTTGGTTTCTTAGCTTCAGGATTGTTGTGCTTATGCTTCCAACCATCGTCTAAAAATTTGTTTGGATTATCCGTTAATACAGTCAATCCATTCTTAATTAAATAAACTTTATCACTCATTTATGGTGTTCCTTGTGTGAATTTATAGAAGCACCTTACAGTCATAATTATACCACCATAAGGAAATATACTTCCCTCGTCTGTTTCTACGCTAACTAATTGGGTATCCAATGCGTTACCTGATCTAGTTCTATCACTATCCAAAGCTGTTTCAACTGTAGTTACTAACTCGTTGCGTTTAGTATCTATATTACTTGTTGTTGTACTAGCTGTAGTAACAAAACCAAATATTCTAAAATCAATCGTGCCTGTGCGAGTTATGCCACTATTCTTAATAGAAACATCTTCTCTAGTTTCATCAGCAGTCTGTATATAGACCGCAGGAAACTGTTGTTGGCTCAATTCATCTAATTCAAAAGGCTCTCTTGTTACCTTGCCGAATGTTATCGGACTGCTAACCGCAGATAAGGTTGTAACAATGTGAGCCGCAATATCTTCTCTTTCACTCATATTCTTAATTCTCGTTCAAATGTTTTTCTAAATATATCTACTGCTTTATCTTCTTCTTGTCTATTAACACTAAAGAATGGTCTGCTTTGATCATTAAAAAATGCTTTTATATTCTGTGTTCTATTCGGAAAGAATACCTGACCTTTGGTAGATGATAGTTTTTTAAAACTCATATTGCCTAACATCTGACCAGTAAAGAATAAATTAGGTGTTAATGTTGCACCTCGTTTAGCTCTAACTTTAGCATAGCCTTTAGAGTATTTTTTAAAGCCACCACCATTAACACTTGTGCCTTGTCTAGTTCTATCTTTAATAGCGTTTTCAATAAATATACCTGCTCTAGCAATACCTTTAGCACTAGCACTTGGAATCTTTCTTTTAATCTTATCTAATGCACCTTTGACCGCAGATACTTCTATTCGCATATTTACTGTTACCACTATCTAACCAATCGCATAGAATGTACTGCAACTTTTTCAGCGTCAGTAATTGTACTGTCATCATTAGCGTCATACTCAACACCATCTCTTAAAATATCTGCAAATTCATCTTCATACATAGTTCGGTAATAAGATCCCATTTGTTGAAATCTATCTTCATCACCTTGTGAATTAAACTTAGTTAATGCAGGGCAAATATAATACCCCAATGTTCTATAAACTGTGGCTCTAGTCCACTGTGTGTCAGTTAGTAATGTTAAATCAATCTCTATACCACCTGCGTAACTTCTATTTCTTGATTGGTTACTGTGATATACTGACCACCATTTGTTTCTAATATCTCTTTGTACATCTGCAATAGCTTGAGTTACAAATGCGTCTTGTTCGCCTGTAGATAAACCCATATCTCCTATATCAGGCTGATATATAATTAAACTGCTTCTTGTTGCAAATGCCATAATAAAATTCCTGTTAAAATGTTAGAGGGGAGAGGAAAGGAACTCTCCCCCCTGTTTTGATCAATCCAATTAGGATTAAAGTATGCTTGAATCAGCTAATACTTCAATTCCATATGAATCGTGTAGTTCGCCTACGCCATAAACAGCAGTAGCGACAATTTCAGTTCCTCTAATTGAAGCATCTCTTTGAGTTTCAATTTTGATGTCCTGTAACATAGCTAAGCCAAGTGCGTCTTTGTGGAATAGTCCACCTTTAAAGTCACCACCTGTACCAGTGTTAGCCATATTTGAGCTTTCATAAACATTTACTCCTGCAAGTTGTCCTACAAAACCTGTTCTTAATGCTTCGTTAGCAACATCAGTTGGGTTAGGGTTTGCAAATGTATTTGTCATATTAGCTTTTAAGTCATAAGCAACAGCAGGGTGTAGCACACAAGCCATATCGTTGCTTGGTACACCTGATTGTTTTAGCTTAGATACTGCTTCAAAGATTTTTGCAACAGTAATAGCCGCATCAGCCGCACCTACTGCACCTGAAAAACCATCAAATAAAGCCATTAGATCAGCGTCCATTTTTCTAGCGATACCCTCGCCAAATAATTTTCCTAAATCTTTAACAACATCTGATTCAGATGTATTAACAGCCATATCAGTTACAGTAGTCATTACGCCTACTTCTGCTACAGTTAAATCTGCTTTACTTGTTGAAATAGCAGTATTAGCTAGGTCAGTTGCTTCTGCAACAGCCGCAGCAGCAACTACTGGGTAGATTGGTACTTGTATCACTTTACCTGAATTTTTTGGTAATGCGTAATTTCTTACAAGTGGTCTCATTATTGATGCTTCGGAAGCTACAAATAGAGCCTCTGCAATCATCGGTACTATCAAATCATCTAAGGTCGATAGCGTTGTTTCGTTAGCCATAATTATTCTCCTTTATGGGTGTATTGTTAATAGTTCTTCATTTTTTCCTTACGATATTCAGCATATTTTGCCTTATCCTCAGGATTATTCATATTTAGTTCCGCCAAGTTTAAAGGTTTGGGCGTTTCACCACCAACACTCGATTTAGACCCTGCACCGCTAGGCGTTGCATTTCTAAAGTGAGGATTGTCATCTAAAAAGTTTCCTACATACTCGTTTATGCTTAATAGTTCACCATTGCCATTATACATTGGTGCATTATTGTCACCGATAATTTCAGGGTTGCCATCAGCACCTAGTTGTACTTTACTTTTTAACAAATTAACAACTTGATCAGGTTTAATAGCTTGATATTCACTAGCCACCTTAATCAATGCGTCATCAATTCGTACTTTTTGTAACTCGGCTTTGTATTGTGAAATCTCTGCTTCTTTTTTAGAAACAGTTTCCTTTAATACTTTATCAAATTCACCTCGTTGTTTTTGCATATCTAACTCTTTAGCTTCTTTTTCTTCTAAGAGTTGTCTTGCTTCGTCAGGGTCAATGCCTGAAAATTTCTTTTCAAACTTAGCTCGTTCCCTTACTAGTCGCTTCTCAATAATCTTATCCAACTCGCTTTGTGCGATCATTGGTTCTTGATGTTCAACTTCCTGTTTTGTTTCTAGAGATTCAGTATTCTCGATCTCCGTTTTTTGCTCGTCAGCCATAGTAGTTATTCTCCTATTTTTTGTTTTATTAATTCCCTCTAGATATTGGGAATATTCATCAAGATCAGATCGACTTTCTAATTCTTCGACGATCTTAATAAATCTCTTATAATGTTTAAATTAAAACTTCTTTTGGTAAAACAACACCTTTAATTTTTTGATTATCAGAAATTGCAATTATAATATCTTCTATAATTTCATTTGGATCTCTTAAAAGTGTTTCTGCTACTTCTTCATTAAATATAAATTCATATAGTGAATGAAAATCTTTACTTGTTTCACATTCTGATAATTTTATTAATCTTTGTTCTTCTGTTAGTTTCATTTTTAATTTCCTATTTCTAGTTCTATTAATCTTTTTTCAAATTCTTTAACAGTATTTGGGACATACTTTTTAGCTAAATCATAGGCTTTTTTGTTATGTCTTACTGCAAATAAATTAGCAAAAATTTCTGTTTCAATAGACCCGTTTCTTCGCCAATAGCCCTCTGAATGACCCCACATATTAAAGTTTTTTCTAAATCTACCTCTTGCTAAAGCATCAATAATATCACTTACTTCTCCAAATCCATCTCCTTTTAACTGTGTTACAGGAATCTGACCTAAATTTCTCCCATTACGAATATAATCTACTCTTTTTTTTGTTGCAAGTTCTTCTGATAATATTTTTAATTCATCACCACTTATCACATAATAATCATCTATTTCGCCAGTTTTTAGGCTTTTATAACCCTTACCTTTAAATCTTGTTCTATCTTTATTAATAGCTTTTGAAAAAGCAATATTACTTTCTGACCAAGCTCTAGATGTACTTTGATATGAAACATAATCAATATGATGTCCGTATTCGTGGGCTATAACAAAACTCCTAACTTTTTTATCTGCATATTTACTTCCATCTAATGCATTTAACCGAGCAGATAATTCTTGAGTTCTAGAATAATAAACTCCCTTTTTACCATTTTTAATTACTTTTGGTTTTGGATATTTATTAACTATATTTTTTTGTTGATCTGTAAGCTGTGAATTAAAATCATCTTCATAGGCTTTTCTAACTTTAACACTTCCTTTATTTAATAATGAAGCTATAGCAACATTAGGAACAGTAGATTTTTGTTCTTGTTTTACAATATCTGTCTGAGTTTTTACTTTTGATGCTGTTCCAATCTCTTGATCTAATATTAAATTTCCATCTGCATCATACCAACTTGGATCGGTAGGTTGAAAATGGTGGCGGCAATTATATCCACCTCTACTTGTGAAAGGATCAGTCGTTGACTTACCTTTCCAAATCTCTGAACTCCACTTATTTATAGCTTCTTCGTCAGAAAATATCTTTCCTCTATTTCTTACACAAAAATCTCTACTATCACCAATTATATCTCCATAATATAAATAATGATTTAAACCTGCTTCCGTAGCTTTCGCTTTGGTAAACTGACCATCAAATTCCATTAAACTGTCGTGTGCTAATTGCTTTGCGTATCTTCTCATATTATTTCCAACACGATCTGCACCATAAAATGTGTGTAATCGTTCTATCGCTTTTGCTTTTGCAACTTCATCTGTGGTAGAGGCAACAAAATCTACTAATTCATTAATCTCACCAACATCAGCTTTGATATATACGCCATTAATTCTCTGCTGTAATGTCTTAACAGTATCATTAAATGATTTGCCTGTTATTGTTGAGGAATAAACTTCATCAGCCAATGCGTTTACTGTTTCTGCGCCAATGTTTAAAAAACCATTAAACTTTACTCGTTTTAAGTTAGTTATAGTATCAATATCAATTTCAGTAAGTGTTTTAAACTTATCAGGTATCGGTAGCACTTTCATATTCTCTACAACTTGTTTTGCCACTCTATCGTATTCTCTTACAGTACCATCAGCCCATAATGTATAATGTTTATCAATTACAGCTTTTAATTTAGGTCTAATCTCTACTGCTAATCTAGCTTCAAATAGTTTACCCTCTCTTATGGGTAATTCACTTGCTACCTTTACAACTTCTCTTTCAAGATTTTCTAAGGCTATGTTTAATCTTTGCGTGTGTAATAACTCAATATCATCAACAAGGTTTTCTCTTAGCTGTGCAAGTTCTTCTATTTTATCCATTATCTTCTTCTTTTAAATTCTTCCAAAATTCATCTAATGCATTGTGTTCGCAGTTAGCACATTTACAAGTTACACAGACACCATTATTACCACAATGACATTCGTGTTCGCAGTTTCTACATTGCATAATTTACTCCCCAATAATTTTATCTAAATGTCTTACTCCTGTATCATCTGTTACCATCAAACCTTTTTCTAAAGTGCAGGTGTACTTAACTTGATTTCCTGCTGTTCTTTCTGCAACTCTTTTACCCTCTAAACACACTGATAGACTGGGCTGATGATACCAACCATCTAATTTTTTGTTATCGCCCTCTAAAATATACATAGACAACACAAATACCATTTCTATCATTGATGAGTACCATTGTTTCTAAGTTTATCAACTAAAGTTTCTAAATCTATTATGCGTTCTTCTAAAAATTGAACCTGCATATCTACTTTTTGTATTTGTGGCATATCTGCCTCAACATTACCTTTTAATTTTTCTTGGTTAGTTGCAAGAAATTCTACTAACATATAAAGTTCGTTTATTTGTGGACTGACCATATTGCCTTTAGGCACTCCGTCAATAAATTCATTAGCTTTGTCTAAATCTTTAGAGATTAATTGTAGCTCTGTTTCAACTAAGGTTAATCTTTCAAGTAAATTAAAATAACTAAATGTACCTATTGCAACTGCCGCTAATATAAATAAAAGATTTTTAGCAGGTAAACTTACCTTACTATCTTCCGATAAATCTATTTTACTCGGCATCTTCCTCAGACACTTCGGCTTGAGTTTGTGCAGTTTCAAATACACCTACTTCTGTTTGGGCTTCAATCTCATCATTAATTGTTTTAATAATTATATCATCATCAATAACTGCACCGACAATCTGTTTATCAATTTCTTTTTGAAATGTGCTTGACCTTACGCCACTTGCTTTAGCTTGTTGTAAGTATTGTAAGTCAGACGCATAATCTCTTAGATTAAAGCTATCAGGGTAATCAATAACACCATCAAACGCTTTACCTTGCCATTTAGCAAATAAAGTCCATATATGTTCTTCTGCGTTTTCCAATAAGTCAGCTTTTTCACTCAATACTGAGTTAAGATTTTCAAACTCTGTTTGTAACGCAATCCCTGATTGAACTTGGGTTTTAGTTTGTCTGACCCCTGACATATGTGTTGCTCTATCAATCATTTCTATTTTTTGTTCAATAGATGATCTGATCTCACTTAAATTAGAGCCACTTGGTTGCAATAGATAAGGTTTTAAGCCACTGTCTAAATCATCAGGCATATTTACAATAGCACCTGCACCTGCACTTGCTTCAACACCTTGTGTTTTAACTAAGCTAGGGTGGTTAGATAATCGTATTAACTGTTCCATTTCAGATAACTCGTTATAGATAGACTGTTGCAATAATGCCACATCTGTCAAATCACTAATCCCAACACCCTTACGAGGTGATCTCTTATTGTATAAACATACCGCAGGTATCTCACCTAATTGGTTAGGCTTAGTTTCTAAAACTCTTAATTTACCTCGTTCAGGTACAAACACATAAGATATATCTTGCGGCGTCCATATTCTAAAATATGTGCCATCAGAAGTTCTTTCTTCTCTGACCTTTAAATAATCCAATACATAACGACCACTAGTTGCTCTTGAATAATGCCAATCCATAACATTGTCAGGTGTTACCATAGTTAAATAAGGTCTTATATCCTGACCTAATTCATCTGCTCTAGTCTGTGCGTTGCTTTCAGGCTTATCAACAAAGATCCATACATTGCCATATACACCACTATAAGTCTGTGCGTTCTTCATAAACGCATTAAAGTTCTGTCCGTCTAAATCGGTATCAGCTAAGAATGATTCTAAACTAGGCTCAGTAGACAATGTACCATAATCTCTTGTTGGTGGTACTCTGAATAAGAAACTTGAGTAAATGCTTATGATATTACGACTATGGTTGTCTATAGGCGTATAATTAACTCTATTTTGGTATTCTAAATCTAATTCTAATGCGTATTCGTGTAAGAAACTACCTGATCGGTATTCTTCTCCACCCAAGTATGATCTTAAATAAAAATTCCATCTTTGAATCATTAAGTCATAATTATCGTGTCTAGCTTCCATAAAATCTTTACTGTGGATTAAAGATTCCATATTGCTTTCATTCGTTATATAAGTTCCCATTATTTAACACTCCATCTAGTAGGTAATTCTTTGTTATAATTTTTCCTTATAGGGAACAGATAATCAACAGCATAGCCTAATGCGTCGTTCATATGGTCAAAACCGCTATCCTTGTCAGGTTGCGTAGTTCCCTCTTTGTAAAGGTGTCTTTCCAAGCCTCTAATAATGTTTTTACATTTGGGGTTTATAAATAACATTCTTTGCTCGTTTGTATTCTTTAGCCTCGAATTAACAGCGTTTATTCTGTCTCTTATCTGAGGGTGTGCGTTCTTAACTCTTACAGTTAGTCCTGCGTTCTGTAATATCGTTAAATCAGTTCTACCACCTGCTGAGGTTTTGCGTTGTCTACAAGCAGGATCAGGATATACAATGATCTTCCGTTCAGGGTATCTTGTTTGTATTTCCTTAACTAATTCTTCGGTGTTAGATGAGTATATTATGATCTCATCAATAAAGTTGATAACATTATTTTCTATTTGGAACACTGCGGCACTCATTGGATCAATGTTAAAATCCATACCTATATGCAATGTCGTGTTGTTGTCCTTTACAGTCTTAACATTATCTTCTCTGTTAAAATTGTAATATATAGCACCTGAGTATGTCTCAAAGGTTGCTTCGTACTCTTGTCTAAATGTTCTTTCGTCTAGGTCAGCTTTAGCGGCTTCTACTTCGTCTGAATCTACTTGCTCTCCCTGTAAGGTGGTAAATTGCCAAGACTCCCAATCTTTATCTTCCTTACCTTTCATATAAAGGTCATAAGCCCAATTACCATAACCTCTTGGTGTACCACAGGCAAAGAAATCGCCTTTGGTGTCAGATAAGGTAGCTCTTAACACCGAGTAATATGCTTCACTTGGTATGTCAGCAAACTCGTCTAGAACTAAAAAGTTTAGTCCAACACCTCTTAACTGGTCATAAGATCGGTCAGAGCCTCGTAAAGATATTTCAGAATTATTGTGTAATCTGAGGGTTAAATCTGTTTCGTTTATATAGCTGACTAAATCGTTGTCTATAGCAACCTCTTTTAACTTAGCCCAACATATTTGCTTAGCCTGTCTATAAGTTGGTGCTACATACCATACCTTTTGTTTAGGCTTCTTACAGGCAAAGTTTAAGAGTTCACCAATAGCAATAAAAGTCTTACCAAATCTACGCCCTGTAATTAAAACTCTATTCCTTGCTTTGGACTGTGTTACCTGTTTCTGTGGACTGGTTAAGGGCATTTATTTTTATTTTTATATTAACTTTGCGACCTGCGTAATTACTATTAAATATATATTCTTTTTCCTCAGTATCTTTTAGAGCGTTTATTGATTGATTTAAGAACTTATTTAATTCGTCATTCATACTTTAAAACCTTTTTTCCAAGCCTGTAAACTCCAATAAGCAGGACTTAAATTCTTTTGTCCCTTAACTCTTTTTAGCACACCACCCATTCTAGCGTCAAATGATCTTTTCCGAGCAGGAATGTTCTTCTTAATACTCATTTCTTTAGAGCCAAAGTTTACTTTTTTAACATTACCTGTTTTTCTGTCTTTAACAAAGACCTTAAACTTCTTAACATCACCTCTACTCGGTTTGTTTAGTTTAACTGTTCTACCTTGATATTTTGCCATATTGTCAATTAATTCGTGTTTACTTGGCAACCCCAAGCGTGTACATAATAATCATTATGTTTAGTAACTTTTGCAGTAATTTTTCCGCTATCATCATAAATATTTACATATTGTATTATGTTTTTAGCTTCCAGTCCTTGATATAACTCACTACAAGTTTTATCGCTAGGTACTGTATAAACAAGAGTTCCAATACTTAAATATATAATTAATAAATACTCCATTATATTAAAATACTTTCTATTCGTTCTTTGGCAATGTCAAAATACTCTTTGTCTAGCTCTATTCCTATAAAATCTCTATTTGCGTACTTACAAGCTACCCCTGTTGTTCCACTTCCCATATAAGGGTCTAATACAACTTTTGCGTTTGGAAAACATTTTAATACATCTTCAACCATTTTTTCAGGAAATGCTCTAGTGTGGTTGTTTTTTGTGCCTACTGGTTTCCATTCTTTATAATCAAAAACATCATAATGATTTATAGCATTAAATAATTTTGTTTCTGATTTTTTAGTCAACCAATACAGTCTTTCAGTAAAAGGATAGAATCTTATTTTATCAAAATTTTGGCTTCTATTAATCCAAACTATTTCTTGTTTTATAATAAAATCAGATTTAAAAATCCATTCATACGGTGATATTTGTATGCCTTTTTTAATTCTATTTTTATGGTTGTAAATTAAACTTCCTTCTTCCTTAAGAGATTTAAAACATTTGTGTAAAAATTCTAATTGTTGTTTTTGATATTCTGCTTCAGGTAAATTATCATTATATGCTTGATGTCGTTTATTTCCTGTATGATGGTTATTTCCTAAATTATAAGGGGGTGAAGTTATAATTAAATCAATGCTGTTATCTTTTATTTTATTAAAAGCATTGAAACAATTATCGTTTATTAAATTCATTATCCGTATGTGAAGTTTATAACCTTTTCGTTATTATCATTCAAGGTCATATCTTTTTTAGCCCATCTATCAGGGAATCTTCTCTCTAATAACCAAGCCTTAGACTGCCAGGACTTATCTTTCATTATGAAATCTAAACAATACATCTGACATTCTGACTGAGCCTTTTTTATATTCTGTAAAAACTGTAAAAATTTTTTTTGTTCTCCTGCGTCTTTGATAGTCTGAATATCTTTATTTAGCCAATTATAATAAGTTTTCTCTGATATTCCTGCGTATTCACAAGAATCTATTATAGATAGACCTTTCTCTATAGCACTTAACAATCTTTTTTGAATGTCGTCTTGTAATTTTGTTTTTCTTCCCATTTTACCCTCTTTTGTTTGAGTACCTGCTTATGCAGTGTTAATTTAAGTTATTATAAAACCACCTTGCAAAGTCTGGGTTGTTTTTAAATATTTCTATTAAGTGAGTGGACATACCATTCACAACATCTTCTTCATTTTTAGAGTCCATTCCTCGTAAATACCACACGGAATGTAGGATTTCGTGCAAAAGTAAATCACAAGCAATACTGCCACCATCTTCGATGATGCCCTTGTCTAAGTATATTCTCATAGTACGAGAATGAAACGAGCCTTGTTGCTCTGCACATTCTTCTGATATTTCACTTGGTATTTGTTCTAATGTAATTCTGTAATGCGATAGTCTTATAAATTCAGGTAATTCAACCTTTTTCGTCATTTTCTCTTTTTCTTTCGCAAGTCTAAGTCGTGTTTTCTACTACCTCTTAAAAATGAATTAACTCTACCCATACTCCAAGCCGCCATCGGTACTCTCCGTGATCCTGCACTTAAAAAAGCACCTTGTCCTCTACGATAGACTTTAGCAAGTGTACCATAGGTATATCTTTTAGATGCTTTGGCTTTTCTTTGCAAAGTAGCTTTCACTGTATCTGATAAAGGCTTTCTTTGTACCATTATGCTTTAGTCCTTGCTTTTAATAGTCTCATAGGAATACGCTTTCCTGATTTATATAAACTTGCAACTTCTTTAATTAAATTGGCTCTTTTACTGCGTTTTTTACCTTTTAATCCTGATAGGTACTTTTTGGGTACGCCTGATTTTTTGTCTTTAGGTACTTTACGCTTCTTAGCCATTATTTATTTTTTTTCTTTTTTTTCTTCTTCATTGGTGGTCTACCGACTTTAGATCCATATGTACCTTTACCTCTTGGCATAATAAACTCCCTTTTTTCAATGATTTAAACTTATATACAAATACACGAATGGTATTCTAGTAAGTTATAACATTTACTGTTTGCAAAAGTCAATATGTTTGATCAAAAAACTTTTGTGCTTCGTCTATGGCTTCTCTAAATCTCTTACCAAGATACACTCGGTCTACTTGATGTATGGTAGCTGTTTCTTTAATCGTGTAATCTTCTACACAAATATTATACATCAAACCAAAGGCTTTATCACCTAACCAAGTATGTAAGCGTGATAGTTTGTAGATAGCGTCTATTCTATCAGTAGCCATATCATTCCACCCTGATATATCTCCTACCTTATTAAAGTTAGAAGTATAACTACCTATACGGCTTTTCTCCCATAATCTGCGAACTCTTAATGCTGTGTAATATTGTTGTATATTTACAACTTTTTTAGACCGCAATATATCCAAAGAAGATTCAGATATATTAATCATTACGACTTTGCCTTGTCCTTTGGCTTTTTCTTCCTTAGTACCAATAAACTTCGGCTTAATGTTTCTGCGATCTTCTTTCTTCAAATACTCCATACACAAAGTGTACTGTATTCGTTTTTAAGTATCAACTTTATTTAAAACCATATCAAAATTATTAATTGTATTTATTTCTACACTGTTGTTTTTCTTAATTAAATTATTTTTTGCAAATGGTTTATAATTTACTTGATGATGATACCTGTTAAAACGCCAAACCACTTTTGCTAAATCAGGGTGCATTTCTTCTAACATTTTACTTTTTTTAAAAGTTCCCTCTTCATCATAAAATTCACTTGAATTACCACCTTTAACAGATTGTGTTGCTCGTTTGCCTTGTAAAAAAGCATTAAATTGAACAGTACACCAATTATCTTTTAATATTCTTAAAGATAAATCGGTATCTTCGTTATATCTACCTCTCCATCTGTAGGGAATATCATTTCTAATAAGTAAACAGCTATAAATTCTAGTGTTTAGTTTATATGCAGGTCTTGATTCACCAGCAGGGTAAAAATTTGCATATTGCAATCCTGCTTGTGCAATATTTGTATATCTTAATACAAAATCTTCACACACATAAAATAAAGTACCATCACCACATTTAACTTTCATATTGTTATGAAATCTCTCAAATGATTCAATGTTATCGTCCATCACCCAATGCCAATCAAACCCATTTTTTATAGAATGATCCCAAACAAAATTTCTTACTGCACCTGCACCAGTTCTTTTGTCATCATCTTTCCAAAAAACATCATAATTATCTTTATATTCTTGAGGTAATATTAAAACTTTGTCTTTACCTACTAATTCACAGTATTGATTATATTCGTGTTCCTCAACAACCATATAATAATTAACTTTCATTTTATCTAATGCTTTACTAGTAGGGTTTCTTTTAAATCTATTTTTAGAAACAATGTATATTGGAAATCTTGGATTATACTTATTAGATGATTTGTATATATATTTACTAGCCTTTTCTTTTAGTGGAAACCAAGCCTGTTTAGCTTCTTTAGTTTGTTGTCCGTCAAATACTTTTTGACCACTATAAATATGTTCTTTAACTTTTTCCTTAAATAACAAATAATCCTGTTCGTTCCTAAATTTAAAGGTAGCAGTTATTTCAGGCTTTGGTTGTTCTTCATTAACATATTCAGGCATATTAACCCATTCTTTCACCCAATCATTCATATTTTTTCTCCGTTGCGTTTACTAAACTTAACATATTGTTTTCCATCAGAATATTCTATCTCCGCCCAAGTCTCAGCAACCATTCTAAAACCTTTCGGCACTTTATCAGGGTAAGTTTCTCTAAAGTATTCGTCTGAGGATTTTACAGGTAGCTTAACAACTGTGTCATCATCTTCCCATCTTTCTTGTGATAGGTAGGTTGAAAAATGCGGAATAAACTCAGGGCTAGAGGCTTTATCGACAAGTTTGTTATATTTTTCAATAAGGGTGTCAGAGTCTATTTTGTTCTTAATCTTATTATACTTCTGAATAGCTACTTTCTTACTACCTCTCTTAGCTTTTAACTTACCCCATATATAC